ACGACAAATATCTTTTCACCGGAGTTATATACTTCTACACATTTTTCGTAAAAGTCATTCAATTTATCAAATGGCACGGAGAGGACACCACCGTCCATGAGCACATGTGATAAATCGGAGTTATTAGAAAAACCCTGGTCTTTACACCAACGTTTAAACATACTTACCTATTAATCTATTCATTTTTTTATACTGTTTATTCATCATCATACTCGTGACGCCAAATGGAGCGTCGGTATGAGACTTCCGGATAATTTTCTTCTTCTGATAAATTTTTCTTTAAAACGAGGAGTTCATAAACTTTATCCTCTTTATGTAATTCAACATACCTTTCTGCTCTTTCTGGTGTATACGCGTGCCTTTCAATGAGAAGCTCACGTATTTGGGATAAAATGTAGTTCTTAGACTTCATTATTTAATAGAGAAGGTTTTTCTATCGAGAGAAGTTACACACGCGTAAAATTCTGGATTGTTAAGTACGTTCTTAACAATACGATCCCATTGTTTCTTAGTACTGAACTCTGAAAGCGTTTCAAAATTCATGAAATCGTTTTCATCATGTGTTCTCTTGATGGGCTGTTTCTGAATCTTACGGAGATTCATTTTCTGTTTTTCATCGTTAAACTTACGTATAAGTTCAGCCTGTTCCTGTATGGTATAGTTTACGAAAAACACGTAAACGTTATATTCGAGTTCCACTCCTGGACTTTCTGTTACTACAAATTTAAATTCTGTATATTCACCTTTTTTCAAAGAAACAACTCCTCTGGTTTCTTCTTCAAGTTCTCTCAAAGCACATCTAATGGGATTTGGAATCTCCCTTCGCCTGCACCCTCCGGTGACGAAAATCCAATCTTTGAATCTTCGATCCCGGACAGTGAGAAATCGTGGTTTATCACCTATAAAAGTGACGGGTATTGCAATTGCTTTATATTTTTTCATTGCTTATTTGCAAGTTATAATTGAATAAGATGATTATTCTGAAGATTCTTCTTCATCATCATCAACTTGGGTTTCAAAAACTTCCTCTTTTTCTGTTTCTACAACTGGAACAGCTTTCACTTGCGGTGGTGTGCTGGATAAATGTGTCATGAGGTTTCCATAAAATCCCTTGACATTATCCATTTCTGATTTCGTTTTATTAAGTTCTCTGTACATGTACATTGTGGCAACAATACACATGAGCACGGCAACTATAGTCGCGGTATCGCGATCGAATGTAAACATTTTATATATAAAATTACGAGCTAATTTTTTAAGTTCCTATAATCGCACCCATGTGCGTTCTTTTTTCGGTTGGACACGGGTACCCCATTTTTCCAAACTGGATCTCCTGGTAATGCCCTTCTTTACACTCTGCATTCTGAGGAGGTTTTTCTGGTTTTTTACCAACTAAATGATCTAAAGTACCTGATTTTGGGTCATACGTTATAACAAAGACAAATGCTACGAGAAAAATTAATTGCCAAAACATTTATAATAAATGGATAAATTAAATTAGTTGGAATACATCAAACCACCCATACCATTTTCGATACGGAGGACGTTGTAGTTGACGGCGTATAAAGTCTTATTGAAGATTTTGTTATCGGAAACGATTCTCGCCGAATCGAGTCTACTGAAGTTGAGGGACCCGGTTGGTTGGAGCTTAGCTGTATTGAGACAAAATGGTAAGAGAATTGTGGAATGATGATCAGCTGCACAATACCCATAATCTGTGTGATACCATAATGGGGTTTCTACAAAGTGTGGTACGACAGTTTTATAATCTCCTACATCTACCCCGTTTATTTGGAGTTTGAGTTTTGTTCTATCTGTAGTGTCTGCCATATTAGTAGAAGTTGTGGAAACTAAGTATTTTACTGGGTGATTAAATTGTAATTCTTGTATTTTGGAATTCGAAGGAATGGCTTTTTGAACTTGAGTAATGAGCATATTTTGTGGTGTGGAAGACAAAACAGTACGCTCATCTGTATCGAGGTGAATGAATTGGGTATAAACTTCCGCATCAGATGTAGCGGTACCACCCCATGTAATTCGTAATTCAACATCGTGGTATTGGAGTGCGATCAATGGTAAAGCCGACTGAGCGTCTTCACAGAACGAAAATCGGAGTGGATAAAAACTTTTTGGTATGATTGGTTCCTGTCTAGATTTAGAAGCTGTTTGGGATACAACTCTTTCTGCGTGTAATGCGGAAAATGTATAATCTTGTTCGTCAATAACTTGACCACCTATTAAGAGTTCAACTTTCGAAATATGATCAGACCAATCGGTAATGTCACCGGCTCGGTTAGCAATGTAGACATATCCAAGCATATCCCCCTTTCTTTCGAAGCGGACGGTGGACATACCATTGGCACTTGGGTTGCCCTGGATAACTTGTCTTTCGACAGTTTGGGCGAAATTCGTGTGACGTTTATAGTTGGACCTGAAAAAGGAAACTTCGGGCTGACCGACGAGGTGCGCATCTTGGGCACCTACGGCAACGAGTTGAGTAATACCTCCAGACATATTTTATATTATACTAAGGTTTTATTTTTTTATATATCTTCTGTGAAATCTGTATACTGCTTTTTAAGTTCATTGTATAAATGGGATATCATACTCGTGTTTGATGTTTCTAAATCAGAAACATTTATAGTTATGAGCTGAGAGTTTATCGAAGTTTTACCCTGTGTTTTTGCATCTTTACTGATATGGTGTTCGAAATAAGATGTTAATTTATACACGTTTGAACTGTCCGATAAAGAATCGAAATCCACGTGAATATTGACTTTTCCATTACGATCTTTTCGTAACCCGATGTATTGTTCGGATAATTCCATTCCGTAATTCGCAAGTATGGAGCTCCCCTCTTCCCCTATAGCCTCAGATTCTGGAATTACTATACCCATTATTATATATACTTTATAAATTATAATTATTTTAACTTTTAGACGAATTGACTTAATTTATTTTCAAGTGCTTTTATTTTAGAGTTAAGTTCTTTTATAGCTTCTACAAATATACCTGCAATGTTCCCATACGCTATACCATACCCCAATTCTTCTGAACCACATACAGCTTCCGGTAACACTTCGAGTAATTCCTGAGCAACTAAACCCGTGTATGCTATACCATCTTTTTCATACGTGTACCCATTTATTTTTTCTATTTTAGAAACTGGGTCTTCTATAGTTTTAAGATTTTTCTTATTTCTCGCATCGGAATATGCAGTAACATTTCCAGTTGCATATATATCACCCACAACATGTAATTTATAACCTGGACTTGTTGTTCCTATACCCACATTCCCTGTGTCATATTTTATTACCATTTTAGAGTCAGTTAGATCTGCATTCGCCGCATTATCAGTTGAATTTTCCAAACAAAAGTGTAAATCATTACGACTATAAGTACCAGCACCATCGGCTATTATAGCTGCTTTAAAAGCAGAAGAAGACGTCGTCTGATGCGGTGTACCTAAAAGTAGTCTCGCGTTATTGTGCTCACTTTGATTTGTTATGACTAAATCCGCATAACTACCATTGTTTGAAGTAGATCCATCAATTACGATCATTTTATGTCCCGAACCTATATCACTATCATTACCTATTGATACCTCACCACTCGAATTAATTCTTAATCTATCGGTACCACTTGTTGTAATCTTAAAAGTATCATTTGACGGAAACCCAAAGAATGTATCTGTATCACCTGTATGTGTAATATAAGCAGGGACAGTAAGTCTACCAACACTATCTATGTTCAGTCTGTCGGTTCCACCCGTCCTAATTACAAACTGATTAGAACCTGGAAACCCAAAGTATGTATCTGAATCACCATCGTGTGTAATATAACTACCAATTATAACATTACCCGTGTTATAGATTATGTCTGAACCCGAAGTTGTCCAAGGACTCGAACCTCCACCACCACCACTTACCGTTGTCCATGTCATTACACCCCCACCACTCGATGTAAGTACTTGTCCACTCGAGCCTGCGGAACCATTTGCATATAAACCACTTGTTATATTCATAGTACCGGTAACATCAAGTCTATAATTTGGACTTGTTGTTCCTATACCCAAATC